AGGATTAATTGTTGCAGCTCCACTTGCCGCAACAGATGTTGTAGCGTTAGCTGCCATAGTAATTGTAAAAGTATCAGGACCAGGAACACTTACAACTTGAAAACTATTTGTCGTAAAATCAGATCCTACATAACCCGCTCCTGTAGGAGGTGTTACTGAAGTAAATGTAAAGTAATCACCTTGCGCTAAGCCATGAGCTATTTTATTTACTGTAACAATTGGTGAAGTATTAACTGTAGTAAAAGTTGCTCCAGTAATAGCAGTATCTAGAGGAGTAATATCGTAGAAAGCGTTTTCATAAAAAATAGCTAATATTTTATTAGTCCCTAAAGCAACATAACGTCTTCCATCTAAATCTGCCCAAACTAGCTGTTCTCTTACAACGCCTGCTAAAGTATTAGTTGTTAACTGTTGCCAACCACCTATTTTTTCAGGTAAACCATATCTAAATCTGACAAAATCGCCATCAGTCCATTGACCTTCTGCGCCTGTTTCAGTTACTTGTTTATTAAATCCTGGTGCTATTTGTACATTTGTTAATGGCATAATGTTATTTTACAACAAAAGTTAGGGCTAGTATAGAACTTGCTATTTTACAAATGATGGTAGACCCAACATAGGTCTTCCGTCAAATCTATTTTTATCAGCAAATGGGCCATTTACATGATTATAATGTAGAAATACTTGACCGCAAATGTTCCCGTCAAAAGGCTCTCGCCAATGTTCGAGTTCACATCCACTATATACTAGCATATCTCCTACTTCAAGCAAGACTTTCGTGCCTGCTGGAGCATTGGGTTTTACAATATTTTGTCTTTCATTAACAACATTATCAGCACCTGTGCCATCTATAAATATAGGCCAAGGATCACCACCTAGATTAAGTGTTGTAGATATTTCACAACTAGGTCTATCTTTGTGTCTGTGTAAAGTATCTCCTTTTTTGTATGCTCTAGTGTAAGAATAAGTTGGTATCAAATCTAGTCCTGTGTGTTGTTTCATTACAGGCAACATTTTAACTAGTAATGTGTCCATTACAAAATCACCATAACAAGAGAATGTATTTGGTATCTGTTTATCGGTCCATGTTCCAAGGATCGGGGACTGTGAATGTAGATTATTTTCATACATAAATCTTGTTGCATCCCTTTTAAGTAGTAAATAATTTAAGGCAAAGTTAGCTAGATCGTATGATACAGCTTTCTTTATTACTTGATATTTATTAGTTTGAAAACTCATACAAACATACCTTTCTGTAAAAAATTAAATGACACTGATATTCTTATATCATTAGATTCGTTAGGATCAACACAGTGCATTAACCAAGATGGAAACATAATACATCTTCCAGCAATAGGTTCGTAATGTGTTTCTCTAAATAATCTTGCAGGAACGGGTCCTTCTTTTTGTCTAGGTCTAGACATACAAGCAACTGATCTTGGATCATCTATCTTTAAATGTCCTGAGTTCTTAGGTGCTTTGATATAATACACACCTGACCATAATGAATTTGGATGTTGATGTGCTCTGTTCATTCCACCTGGTGGATTTATATTAGCCCACATATTACCAAGTACAGGCTCACTATCTAAATGCTCTTGTTCGTATATTGTTTTTTGACATGCATATAACATATCAACTAATTTTTTAAATTGTGGTAACTCAGCCATATTTGTAGGTGAGTGCCAACCTTGAACATTAGTTCTAACTACCCCCTTATCTTGTTTAGACCAAGCAACAATATCTCTTTCAAGTTCTTGATTAAGAGTAGGGTGTTCTATATCTGCAATATAGATAGGGGTTGGAAAATGTAAATCTCTATGCATTATTTAAATGGTGTTCCTCCAAACCACATAACAAGTGATTGTCTTCTACCACGTGTTACAGGTTTTACTCTGTGTCTTATAAATGAAGCAAAGAATACTGCATGACCTTGTTTTATTTTTGCAATTTTACCTTCAGCGATTAACTCTAAGTCCCCTCCTTCAAACTCTGATTCAGGAGAAAGTAAACAAGTCATTGATATTTTTCTAACAGGTGGTTCATGCTGACAATTAACATCATTATCTACATGCCAATCATAGAATCCTCCTTCAGGATATTCTGTGTATTGTGCCATCTCAGTTATTGTCATTCCATCAAAACCAAAATGATTACCGTTAGTTGTCTTCATAATATGTTCAATGTCTTTATACATATCAACCATTTTTTTAAATGGTATCCAACTAATATGTGAAGTTCTAGTTTTAGTATCTAACACACCACCTTTAATACCTTGTTTGTTTCCAACATAAGCATCTTGTTTAGGCTCTTCTCTTCCTGCTTCTATTATCATTTTACACTGTAAAGGTGTAAAGATTGGTTTTGTAGTTTCAACTATATAAGATTTCCATCGTGGTTCTGTTATCATATTAATATCCGTATTCTACCCATCCCGTTATTATATATTTATCATTCGACAAAGGTGGGTTGCCTCTATGAACGTGTGTAAATTGTGCAGGCCAAACCAATAGTGTATTTTTTTCAGGTTTAAATCTACACTTTTGATATAAAAATTCTGTTTCACCACCTTCGTCCACATCATTAAGATAAACCATAAAAGCTAGTATTCTATTTCTTGCTTTCATTTCAGCATTTTCACAATGCCAAAAATGATAACCTTCACCTACTTTAGTTTTTTGAATTTTTACTTCTAGTATATTATGTGTTGCTAATTTTTTTAGGTATGAATATTTTTGTACATACAGAGGATAAACATCTTTAAAAAACATATCTATAAAAGGTTTGTTGTTATAAGTCATTGGAACATTAGTATCTCTAATAGTATCGATTGCATTATCAGATACTAACATCTCATCTTCTCGTCTTGGATATACTGCACCTTGTTGTTCACACTTGTTAAAATAATTTGTATAATCATCTATCAATTCATTAGGCATAAAGTTTTTAAATAACCCTATATGATTATCTATGTAATATTGTTTATCCACTAGCTAGCACCTCTATTTTTTATTGGATCAAACTGTACATCACAGTTTGCAGCAAGAGTTCGTCTAACTTCATTAGTTCCATTAAACGGATATACGCAGTGTCTCATATCATATGGAAAGATATAAAAATCTCTAAGATCCATGGGTGGCTGATAATCTATCTTAGCAAACTGACCATTAGCTGCTCCTAATATCTGTAGTCTACCATTCTGTTGTATGTGTCCTGCTGAGTATTCTTTACCATATGTTGATGGTAGTTTTAAAATCATAACACTTGATAGTCCAGTAAATAACATACCTCTATGAATGTGTGCAGGATTGTATTCGTGTTGTTTCATTTCATTAACCCAAATAGAATTTAAGTGAGTCTCATAATCTCTAATTTTATTAAAAGCTAAATAATGTTTAAACATTTCCATAAAATAATTTGTTACATCTCTTGGTAACATATTATGGTTTTTCATTTTAGATTGGTCTTGACCATGATAAAATAAAGAATGTTCATTCTCTATCTTACCTACTAACTGACCATTAGCGGGTTCTAGATTATGAAAGTTAGATTCATAAATATAATTAATAGAGTTAAATATATCTAATGGAACCTGGTACTTTAAAATCGATTGACCTAAAAATACAAAATCAAACTTTGGGTTTTCCATGTTGAGTTATTTGTTCTTTCTCTTTGTAACTGCTTTCTAATTCACCAGACTTTTTAATTCTTTGTAGTGATTGTAATTGACCCATTACATTAAAGATTTCAGACTCTGATGAGTTAGCATTTAAAGTTTTTGCTTTCTCGTGATACTGTAATCCATATGATTCAAGTTGATGTTGATTAACATCTTTGTCATTAAATGATCCATCATTAAATTCTTTTTTTAATTTAGACCACATTTTAATTTCACGCATTCTATGTCTTGCAACTTTTTCCATAGAGGCTTTACCAAATCTAGCTTCGTCTAAATCTATTTGATATTTAGTTCTTTTATATTCATCTTCTTCTTTGTCTATTTTCTTTTCTAACCAAGTTATCTTTGCTTCGTTTCTTCTATAGTCAAACGATAAAGTCATTAGGTTATCTAAGTATGATGATTTTTCTCTTACACACTGCCAATATTTTGAAG